TTAAGCATTTGGTGAATTCACTGACAGAGGATATTTTCCTGTTGTTACATAGCGATAATATTCCGTTGGTGAGAGCTTGGCAAGGCCCCATTGATATCGCTCGTTATTATAGTAATCAATCCAATCTAACACTTTGAGTTCAATTTTGTTATTGCCATCAGTACCAGAGATATGAATTTCATCCTTCATATGTCCAAAAAGGCTTTCCTGCGGAGCATTATCCCAGCAATTGCCTCGGCGAGACATCGATTGTCGTAGATTATAGTCTTTTAAGAGAGTAACGAATTTTGTGCTTGTATATTGACAACCCTGATCTGAATGTATCAAGACATCTGTTTTTAGCTCTGAGCCATGTTTATCGATAAGTTGTTTTATTGCATCTAAAACAAACTCAGTTTCACAAGATATGCTGCAAACACAAGATAAGACTTCTTTAGTAAATGCATCCATTATGACGCAGACATATGAATAATTTTGTGCTGCTGAATGGTGTGAATACCTTGGAATAAATGTGATGTCTGTCAACAGAATCGTGCGAGGACCATAGGCTTTAAATTGACGGTTTAATATATTTGGAGCTATACGGTTTTCCTGCAAACGCTTCGCTAACATGCGATAAGGATTGGCTCTCCTAATAGGACAATGAAGATGGAACTTTTGCATTAGTCGTCTAATTTTCTTGGGATTCATTTGTATTGGTGGATTTTGATGTAGAAGGTACATGTGAATTCCACGAGCACCTTTTGAATAGCCCCGATGCTTAAACGCCTCTAGGATAATGCTGAAATCTTCTTGGTCAGCTTTGTCGGAAGCTAATCTTGTGTCTTTATTATTTAGCCAATAATAAAAGCCTGAACGAGATACACCGGCTATTTCGCATAGATAAGAAAGATTAAGGACATTGTCATCACGTTTTATTGTTTCAGCTATAATCTCATAGCGAACTTTTGGAGAACCATTTATATACATGGCTATTTCTCCTTCTTTTCCGCTAAAATAATTTTTTTTACAAATTCAATTTCTTGTGAGAGATAGGCGACTTTTACGCAAAGCTTGTTGACTTCTGTATCACTCATAACAGGTCGTCTTCCTTTATTGGCACGTCTAGGTGGGGTAGGAAATGAAAATGCGGCTTGAACTTCGCCTAAGTTCGGTGTGTTGCCTTCTGTGAATGGCAAGCCTTTAGCCTTTAAAGCACGTAATGTTTTAAAAAAACCAAGAATGCGTGGCCTGCCCAGGGTATTCGTATTAAAACCAGCATCAGCAAAAATTTGTGATGGATCAACACCATCGCAATAACGTTGCCACGCAGCTTTTTTAAATGCCTTTGTGTATGACACGCTTTTGGTTGAAACATAAGCGACATGAGGTGAACTTAGCAGTTCTTTAAGTTGTTCAGCGCTAAATGTAGAATGTTCAAATGTCCCCGCAAGAGTTTTTCTTTTGCGGCCTGCGCCCGGACGAGCTCCTCCACGATTACTACCATCTTTAGCCATTATTGTTCTCTCCTTTTTTGAGGATGGAAATCAATTATAAATATTATATCATTATCTGTTTGTCTATTGGACTTGAGCTTTCATATCTGTCCGAATACGTGATTTCCAACTCTCTTTAATGTTTTAAAAAATTGATTTCTAAATCGCGAAATTCAATCAATGGATGTCCAATTAATGGGGTACATATCAAGGGCGGTATCAATCTCTAGGCCAAAACAGCTCGATAACGGGCGCTTGGCTAAACGCACAAAAACGCGTTTTCAAACGGGGTATATGCCAAGAATTATGTAAATGCCCCCAAATTAGTAAGTATTTTCTTATAAGGAGGAAAAAATTATGTTAAAAAGAGTTTTTTACGGTTTAAAACCCAAACTAAACAACAGCTATCTAAGTAACTTTTCCCACGGCAATTATGAATGCAAGGCTCTCCTGCAGACCAAAATTGGTGATCCTGTTGTTATCTCCAAGTGTAAAGACAGGGAAGCACCCATTTGGAAGGTAGAATATGGCTTCTCCTGTATCTTCTTTGGACCCTACGATGAGGCTATTGCTTATTGTAAAGGCCGTTTTAGAAGCCTGGAAGATTAGGAGTGTGGTAACTATGAAATATTATCCACTCATCGACATGGACAGTGACGGCATAGATAAAGTTCCTATGTTCCCGTACACGGACAAGGCTGCTATCAGTGAAAAGCACCATTTGTACCTGGCTGAAGATGCTCTGCATAACTTCAGGCTGTATACCAATGAACCATATAGCACTGCTGATTACAGAGGCTATAAAGTACATTGTCCATACTGCGGTGCTGTTTTAAAGCTAATCTCCCCTACCAGAAACGGAGAAAAGCTAGGTTTGTACTCCTGCCCTAATTGTGGCTAGGGGAGGTCAAATCTCTGTACCAAAGCCATGCGTCAACGGGCGCTTGGTCAAACGCATAAAAACGCGAAAGTTTTATGGGAATTGCCCCATTGTTAGTAAAAATACATTTTATAGCGCAAAAGCGCAGAAAGAAGGAATTAATTATGTCAGTAAGAGATTGTTTCCCAGTAATTGGTGGAGGTAAGTTTGGTTATTATCGGAAGCCGTTAAATACACCTTTTACAAAAAAAGGTGCAGAAAAATTCAAGTTTTCCGGTTTTTATCTTGAAGAAGAAACCGATGGTCTTTTCAGATTACACTGCAAAGGCGGAGATGACTTCAGAAACGAAGCCAGCCATTTTTCCATCACTTGTCCATATTGCAATGCCAAGCTCAAATTAGTAGCTCCGGCCAGCGATATGCACATCTTAGCGTTATTCGAATGCAAGACTTGTCACAAATACGGTAATTCAGGAGGCCATAATAATGACTAATTTAAGAACATTTTCTTTAACAAACACACCGGAATATGAAATTAATTTTTTAAAATATCTAAAGAATGTTGATCACAACTATCCTGACCTTGTAGCAGGACTTGATAAGCACACCGGTGGATTTGAACTTCCATCCATGCTGCTTGCCCAATACGAAAAGCTTATAAAGAAGGAAAGCCTTTTTAGGCAGCTTGCTACTTCTTTAACTGCCTATCACACCCCATCTAAGATTATGGCAAAGTTATGCAATGACACTGCTGCCTTCATACCGGAAGGCGAAGCAGTTTCTCCTTATGATGCCATGGATGATTTTGTTCAAAAAAATATTAACGGGCACAAAATGTGTTCCCTTATTCGATTAGACGAAGACTTCGTTCATGACAGACAGTTTAATCTGGAGAAGCATTTAGTAGAACGCTTGTCTAGAAGTTTTGGCCGAACAGAAAGCAATGCCTTTATCAATGGCACCGGCATCGATATGCCCATAGGCATTCTCAATAAAACAGATAGTGCCGACATCGGAGTAACTTCCCCTGCTCTAACCTACGATAATGTCATAAAGCTCTACTTCTCTGTAAAACCAGAATACCGGAGCAGAGGCGTATGGCTTATGAATGACGAAACAGCTTTTACACTACGCACTCTAAAAGATGACAACGGAAATTATTTATGGCGTGACAGTGATGATACCATTCTGGGCAAAAAAGTCCTGTTCTCTGAATTCATGCCTAATGCTACGGCAGGCAACAAGCCCATCGCCTTCGGTGATTTCAGTTACTACTGGATTTGCGATATGAGCCAAGTATCAATTCAAACGTTGATAGAAAACTTTGCCGTATTAGACCAGATTGGTTATTTGTCTAATCAATTCCTAGATGGCAGACTTGTCCGCTCCGAAGCTGTGAAAGTCATTCAAGTAAATAAAGCTTGATAGTATCCGCTTTCAGAGCTAATATCCGTCATACCAAAAAGGAGGTGGTCATCATGACCAGGGAAGAATTTAAAAGAGAATTAAAGTATCGTCTGGCCCTGTCCATAGCCCAGACTATGCTGAAGCAAGGTCTTATAGATGAGGTACAGTATAAGCTCATGGACATTCATTTAGCACAGCATTTTCAGCCATTTTTTGGCTATCTGGCAGCCTGATTATTAACTTGATATAAGTCAGCTTCAGAGCTAATATCACAATACCAAAGGAGGTAGGACTATGGCTTTAGACATTGAAATCATCGAAACCCAAAATACAAAAAGTCTTAAACAACGCAATGTAGCAGCCTATGCCCGTGTGTCCACGGAGAAGGATACCATGCTTCATTCTCTGTCAGCACAGGTAAGCTACTACAGCAAGCTCATCCAGTCCAACCCCTCCTGGCGGTACTGTGGTGTGTATTCAGATAACGGCCTAACAGGTACCAAGGAAAGCAGGCCGGAATTCCAAAGGCTTCTTAAAGATTGCCTGGATGGCAAGATAGACATGATTATCACCAAGTCCATCTCCCGTTTCTCCAGGAACACTGTAATACTTTTAGAAAAGGTAAGAATGCTTAAGGACAAAGGCATAGATGTTTATTTTGAAGAACAGAACATCCATACCATGAGCAATGAAGGCGAGCTTATGCTAACCCTTCTTGCTTCCTTTGCCCAAGCTGAAAGCAAGTCCGTAAGTGATAACTGCAAATGGCATATCCGTAAAGCCTATAAAGAAGGCAGGCAAATAAACATCAGAAGGCTGTTCGGCTACCATGTCAAAAAAGGCAGCCTGACCATAAATCCTGATGAAGCTAAGATTGTAGAAGAAATATTCACCCAGTATGCCAATGGCACCCCTGCCCTGGAACTTGCTCGTACTTTAAATGAGCAAGGTAGTACCGGTAATTGGACAGACCGGCGCATACGCAAGGTACTGCATAATGAAAAATACATGGGAGATACCCTTTTGCAGAAAAGGTTTGTAAACAACCATCTAGATAAAAAGCTCATAAATAACCAAGGCGAGCTTCCACAATACTATGTAAGAAATTCTCATCCTGCCATCATAACCCGTGAGCTCTTTGCCAAGGTTCAGGAAAAGCTGAAGGAAAACAGAAGCACTTCCATACCTAAAAGCACAGAGAAGCACGTCCTATATGATAAGGTGGTCTGTGGCCTATGCCACAAGCATTATATCCGCAAGAAGTTAAGAGGTAAGTACTTCTGGCAATGCCATACCTACTTCTATGAAGGCAAGGACAAATGTCCTAACAAGAAAGTGCCGGAAGAAGTCCTCATGAAGATATATAAAAAAGAACATAAAACCCTACAGGAAATAGTCGTCCTGGGTGACGGCCGTCTTCAAGTAAGGCTTGACCATAAAACCTACAATAAGAAATGGTCCTATAGACCAGAAAGGAAGAAAAATGGAACAAAGACAAGTAATTGAAATACCCGTAAAGAAACTGTCCATCTTTGCCTCTGCGGACAATCCTGTAATGCATAAGAAGCGCGTAGCTGCCTATGCCCGTGTATCCACAGAATACGAAGAACAGGTCAGCTCCTATGCTGCCCAAATAGACTACTACACCAAGCTAATTCACTCCAAAAAAGAGTGGGAGTTTGTAAAAATCTATACGGATGAAGGCATATCAGCTACCAACACCAAGAAGCGTGAAGGCTTTAATACCATGATCAAGGATGCCCTGGACGGCAAGATAGACCTTATCCTTACCAAGTCCGTCAGCCGGTTCGCCAGGAACACTGTGGATACTCTGACCAATGTAAGAAAGCTGAAGGAAAAAGGTGTAGAGGTCTTTTTTGAAAAGGAAAATATCTACACTATGGATTCCAAGGGAGAACTTTTAATAACCATCATGAGTTCCCTGGCACAGGAAGAAAGCCGGAGCATCTCCGAAAATGTCACCTGGGGACAAAGAAAAAGGTTTGCTGATGGCAAACTGATGCTGCCCTATAAAGCCTTCCTAGGCTACAAGAAAGGTGCCAATGGCAGGCCGGAGATTATTCCGGAAGAAGCTAAAACTGTGGAATACATCTATAAACGTTTCTTAGAAGGCTGTCCTCCTAGCTGGATTGCCAATGAACTAATGAGCAAAGGAATATTAACTGCCAAAGGCAGAAAGAAATGGTACACCACCACCATTGAAAGCATCTTATCCAATGAAAAATATAAAGGTGATGCCTTGCTGCAGAAAGCATTCACAGTAGATTTTCTAACCAAAAAGAAAAAGAAGAACGAAGGCGAAGTCAAGCAGTACTATGTTCATGGCAGCCATCCTGCCATCATCCGGCCTGACGTCTTTGACCATGTGCAGGTAGAATTGAAACGCAGAAAGTCGCTGTATTTTGGTCATAAACGAAACTTCCTTAGTGGAAAGCTTATTTGCGGAGAATGTGGTTCCGTATATGTACCTAAGACCTGGCACAGCACGGACAAGTACAGACGTGTCATGTGGCGGTGCATGAAGAAGTATAACGGCAAGCATAAATGCCCATGCAAACCTATTAGCGAAGCAGTTATCAAGGAAAGCTTCATAAAGGTCTTTAATGCCATCATAGACTGCAAGGATGAGATAATAGCGGAACATCGCAAGATGGCTCTTTTCCTAACGGACTGTTCAGTCTTGGAAAACAAAGTTCTAACCATGAAAGACGATATGGAAGCCACTAGCCTTCTGGCACAAAAACTCATATCAGAAAACAGCAAAACAGCTTTAGACCAAGAAAAATACCAGAAGCGCTATAATGCTCTTTCTGTTAAATATGAAAGGCTTGAAAAAGAACTAGCCGATACAGAAGCTACCATTGCTGCAAAAAAAGAACAGGCACAAAAGCTCACTGCCTTTCTGGACAAGCTAGAAAAGCAAGAAGTTCTTGTACCTGAATTTGATGAAGAGCTCTGGGATTCCACTATGGAAAGTGTAACAATCCACAAGAATGGAACCCTCATCTATAGGTTTATGGGTGGCCTGGAAAAGAAAATAAAGATATAAACACATTGGGAATAAAAAAAGACCTTATACAGAATATAAGATCAAGTAATGGGAGGGGCTGTCCAGGCACTTGCGTCCCTCTTCTGAAAGCGAATATGTATTGCTCACGTGCCGAGCACATATCCATCAGTAATTAAAGAGTATCATAAGATATTTTTCTAGTCAAGTAATCTTGTATACTTGCACATAATTGCTTGCTATTTCCTCCCTTTAGAGTGATATATGTACATACCAAAACAAAGGGAGGTTTTATTATGCAAGCAAAATTCAACGTGCAAGGTAAGGAAAGAAAGGCTCTGGTTAATGTTCTTAGCGAATTGACCTTAACGAAACCGGCTTACAAAGGCGTCCCCACCTGTGCTTATGAGGTTGGCAATTTAACGCTAGATAAGAACGGTACGCTTCTTTGGGATGAGCAGGTAAATTCCACAGCCATGAAGATACTTCTTGAACAACTAGCCAACAGAGGTTACACTGCAGAATCTGAAAAGGAAGAACCCATGAACCTTACAGTGGCAATGCCTAGAAGCCTATTTACTCCTGAAACCTGGGAGAACCTAAATAACCTTCTTGCCGCCAAAGGCAAGCTCATTCAGAAGGCTCTTGGCCTTAATGACCTGCCAGAAGCAATTGAAGAAGAAGAAAATGTTACCTTCCCATGGTTCACAGTAGATCCGCAAGATGCAGACCTAGTAGAAGCCTATAGCCGGTTCGTTTGCGCCATCTGCGACCTGGCCAGAAAACAAAAGAAAGTAAGCGCTAAAGAAAAGCCTGTGGTCAATGAAAAGTATGCCTTCCGGTGCTTCTTGCTCCGCTTAGGCTTCATTGGTAACGACTCAAAGAAAGTACGCAAAGTCCTGCTCAGGAACCTTACCGGCAATGCTGCCTGGAAGGAGGTTAAGAGCTAGTTTTACTCAAAAATGAGTAAAAGTCTAAACAAGCTGTTTTGCAAATTTAAGAAGCAATATGGAGGCTATTTATGGACACTAAAGTTAAGAAACAAATCCTTGCCATTCGCGATACCGGCCTTACCAATATGTTTGATACCAACATGGTACAATTCCTAGCCAATGAGCGTGGTTATTATAAACTGGTAGTTTATCTGGAAGAACACAAGAAAGAATATGTAAGGTTCATTATGTTCGGGGAGAAATGACTATGTGGAGAACTGGAGCAATGCTTATTCATGGTAAAGTTTATAAGTTCCAAGTAAAGATTTATAAGGTTGACAGCAAGTATGGTATTGACGGAGGAAAAATTTCTAAACTCTGGATTTCTTGTGAAGACATGGTAGTCGCAAGCTATGAACGTGGATGGGATGTAAAACCGACAAGTGAAGGTGCAGAACTTGCGGTAGCAATTTTGATGAAAGAACATAACTAAAAAAGCACAGGCTTACAGCACTAAAGCTGCTTGCCTGTGTTTATTATCTTACTTAGTATCATTAGAATTTGTTTTTGGTGGTGTAGGTGGTTTTGAGCCTTTTTCTGGAACAGGTTGATATCCACGTTGCTCTATTGTTGGGCTTTTATCGTTATCATCATTTTTAATGTTCATTTTCTCCATCCTTTCTAAACTCAATTTTTGCTATTTGCCCTTTTGCAATATATAGACCTTCAACTGCCAAATCTTCACGCCAGGGTTTACCATTTTCAAGTTTGTCATATTTTTTCTCTAAAAAGATATCATTTTCTCCTGCAAAAGATTGTGCAGCATATCGGCCAAATATTTTTTCCCCATTAACCAATGTAATCAATACAAAGTTACTTCTTTGTTTAGAGAACACATAGTCCCATGCGCTTGGAGTTGGATCAACATATTTTAACCCCAATTTGGAAATTATATGATATAAAAATCTTCCTTGATGAATCCATACAAATATTAAACCAATTACGCTGCTACCAATTAAAGATACAATTATTAAAACAATCCAGTATGGAATGCAAAAACTATTTGGATATTCAAATATAAAAGAATATATTTTCCATAAAAAGACAAAGCTAAAGATACTGTAAGCCAAGTATTTAATAAAAAGGTCTTGACTATTTTGTTGCCCTACCGGATTAGTAGCTCTAATTATATTTTCAATTATGAATCCTGGTATTAAGAACAACGCCATATAAAAAACTGCCTCTAACGATGTTATCTGCATAAATACATCCTACCTTTTACAGAGTAAAATATAACTGTTGGTATATTTTGCTTTACTTGAAAAACATCATAATGTTTCAAGTTCATCAAACGTTTTATTATTATTTTTTTTTGATAAAATGTTATAATACATTTAAATCAGTGTCGGAGGGCAATAAATGCCAAACCTAGTTATTCTTAGTCCCAAAGAAACGCCGAGTCTTGTGTACCTTGCAAAAAAAGATAAACGGCTTTCAAAATTATTTGATGTTGTTGGTCCAATATCATATAAGCCTCATACAAATGGCTATTCATTTTTAGTTACAACCATTATCGGTCAAATGTTAGCTAATAAGGTAGCCAATGCTCTACGCCAGCGTATGGTAACCTTATGCCACGGTAAAATAACACCTCAACATGTTAACAAACTTACAAACGATGAAATTAAAAGCATTGGTATTTCATCCTCCAAAGTTTCCTATATACGCCTATTAACTAATACTATCCTAAATAATAAATCTCTTTTAAAAGATTTAAAAAATATGTCTGATGAAGATGTCCTAGATTCTTTAACTTCTCTAAAAGGAATTGGCTCCTGGTCAGCAAAAATGTATCTGATTTTCGTTTTAGATCGGCAAAATATTTTACCTTATGAAGATTTTGCTTTTCAGCAAGGATATATGTGGCTTTATAAAGCAAAAAGTTTTTCTAAACTCACAATAGCTAAAAGATGTCAAAAATGGAAACCTTTTACATCAATTGCTGCACGTTTCTTATATAGAGCGGTAGATAACGGACTAACAAAAACACCCTTTCATTTATAAATACTTTACTATCCTCGCAGATTATTAATGTCAAATCGGTTACTATAAACATCTAATATATCGTGTGCAAAGTTTTTAAAAGATAGTGTACTGTATTCTATTCCAAAATCTGCTGCTATTAAGCCCTCCTTTTTCAATTCAGCACTATTATTAAACAGCCTAGGTTGTTTATCGCGAAAATCTACTATTAGTAGTGCACATCTTTCATATGCGTAATCAGCTCCATCTATCTTTCTATTATTAATAGAATTAAAGAAGCTAATATACCTTTCAACATCAGTTTTATTATCTTTAAATTGTATTTTTTTCCTTTTTACAGCGTCATCATCATATTCGTGTGTTGGTATCAGATATACATCTCCCAGCACCATATTTGGATAACGCATATGTAAGTTTTGTGCTTCCGCAAACGTTCTTTCAAATAAAGTATCCGCATTTTTAGCTAAGCTGCTCATCTGACTGCGAACATTTATTACTAATACGTTGTTTGAATATTCAAAACCATATGGATCTGTTTTTCCTAGAAAGCCCATTGGTCCCCATAGGATTTTTCTTTTGCCAATTCCATGTGTCTTTACACATCTCAGCTAGAGTTCGCTTAGCCTTCCAGCCCAATACTCTATATGCCTTGTCAGCATTAGCCCAGCAATCAGCCAAATCGCCGCTTCTCCGTGGGCCAAAAACGAAAGGCACATGAACATTATTAACTTCCTCAAAAGTATGTACAATTTCCAGGACGCTATAAGGCGTACCTGTTCCTAAATTGAAAATCTCTGTTCCTTTATGCTGAGCTAAATACTCTACAGCCTTCACATGGCCTTCAGCCAGATCCATGACATGGATATAATCCCGCCGGCAAGTTCCGTCCGGAGTAGGATAATCATTACCAAAAATCTCAAGTTTTTCTCGTCTGCCTATAGCCACTTGTGAAATATAAGGCATAAGATTATTAGGTATACCTTGAGGGTCTTCACCTATCAGCCCTGACTCATGAGCTCCTATAGGATTAAAATATCGCAGCAATACTACATTTAATTCCGGATTAGCTACAGCTGCATCCAGTAAAATTCGTTCAATTATATTTTTCGTCCAACCATAGGGATTCGAACACGTTCCTTTGGGCATATCCTCTGTATATGGCGCAATATTTTCTTGACCATAAACAGTAGCCGAAGAAGAAAACACAAAATTCTTAACGTTGTTTTTTTCCATACATTCTAACAAAGTTAAAGTTGTGTCTATATTATTTCTATAATATTCTATGGGTTTCTTAATTGATTCACCAACCGCTTTAAGCCCTGCAAAATGAATTACGCAATCAATGCTATTATCTTGCATCACCTTGTTTACAGCCTGGTTATCATTAACATCCGCTTCATAGAACAAAATCTTGGTATTGGTAATTTTCTCTACTCGCTTAATAGCTTCCGATGAACTGTTCGCAAAATTGTCTATAACTATTACACGATGGCCTGTCTCAATTAAAGCTATTGCTGTATGAGAGCCGATATATCCTGCACCGCCTGTTAATAATACAGTCATGATAGTTACCCCCAATTAGCAAGCTTCGTTTCATCACATTTTCGAGCACTATGTACTATAGTTATAAAGCCGTAAATATTTATACCTCTTAAAACACTTTACACCACTCGTGAATTTGTGCAATCTAGTGAGATGCTAAAAACCGAAATCTTGCTTTAGTTTGCAACATATTCCGTCTTTACTAGTCTCTTCTGAACAAGTCTCGTGTATAGACTTTATCTTGTACATCGTCTAGACACTTATCGTAACGGTTTGCCACAATACAATTAGACTGTCGCTTGAATTCCACCAAATCATTAACTACTTTGCTGCCAAAGAAAGTGCTGCCATCTGGCAATGTAGGTTCATAGACGATTACCGTAGCACCTTTAGCTTTGACTCGCTTCATAATGCCCTGAATGCTACTCTGACGGAAATTATCACTATTAGTCTTCATTGTTAAGCGATATACGCCAATGACAACTGCATGTTCTTTGTGCGCATCGTAGTCACTAGACCCAGTATAAGCTCCGGCAATCTCCAGTACCCGCTCCGCAATAAAATCTTTGCGTGTTTTATTGCTAGCCACAATAGCCTCAATCAAATTTTCCGGCACATCCCGATAATTAGCCAGTAGTTGTTTAGTATCTTTAGGCAGACAATAACCACCATAACCAAAAGATGGGTTATTGTAATATGAACCGATACGCGGATCCAGCCCAATACCATCAATTATCGCCTGAGTGCTTAGATTTTTCATTTCCGCATAAGTATCCAACTCATTAAAGTAACTGACTCTCAGTGCTAAATACGTGTTGGCAAAAAGCTTTACCGCTTCCGCTTCCGTCAATCCCATAATAAGCACCGGAATATTTTCTTTCATAGCACCTTCCTGCAATAGTCCTGCAAAGCCTTCTGCGGCCTTATGCAGACTACTATCTTCCACAGGACAACCTACAATAATACGAGAAGGATAAAGGTTGTCATATAGAGCCTTGGACTCTCGTAAAAATTCCGGGCTAAAGAGAATATTATCACAATGATACTTCTCCCGAATATGCTTAGTGTAACCTACGGGAACAGTAGATTTAATAACCATAATGGCATTCTTATTCACACTCAGGACCAATTCAATAACTGCCTCTACAGAAGTAGTATCAAAGAAATCTCGCTTGCTATCGTAATTAGTAGGAGTAGCTATAATTACATAATCAGCATCGACATAGGCTGAAGCACCATCTACGGTAGCTTTTAACTTTAATTCTTTGGTTTGCAAATATTCTTCTATTCCAACATCTAAAATAGGCGAAATACGTTTATTTAATTTATCAACTTTCTCTGGGACAATATCCACAGCTGTCACTTCGTTGTGCTGAGATAAAAGCACAGACAGAGATAATCCTACATATCCAGTTCCTGCAATTGCGATTTTCATGCTAAATCTCCTCAAGATTTTACGATAATAACCATCATCCAGTTAATGATACATCTAATCATATTTGATATACCTTGCAAACAAAATAAAAAACAATGTGTAAATACCATGTGCTTTCCAGCATCTTTATCTTTATACTGTATTGTTAATATACCCAACCGTAGCGTTGTCTTTATGAATAATTTTTCCGGGGTTCCCAATTACAATAGAATGATCAGGAACATCAAAGTTTACGTATGCAAGAGGGGCAATAAGTACATCAGACCCTATCGTTATCTTCCCAACTATAACTGCATTAGTGCCAATCCAAACATTATCGCCAATAATTGGAACACCTTTTTTTTTACCTCGGTTTGTTTGACCAATGGTAACTCCCGTCGTTATATTAACATTTTTGCCAATAACGACACGATCATTAATGATAACTTCGCCTAAATGACCAATATAAAACCCTTTTCCAATTTTAACGCACCACGGTAAATAAATATGAGTTTTAAGTCCCAAAAAATATAAACGTAACCTATAATAAAAATGTGAAAGCCAAAAATTGCTAGAATTTACTTTACGGTAACAATACAAATACTCTATGTATGGTGGTCGTAATATTCTATTTTTAAAGCTCTCTCCTTGGCCACCATAATAACGATATAAGTCATATTTAAAAAGATTTTCCATTTGCTCCCCCTTTCTTATCAAAACAGTTTCATTTTTAAACATTCTAATAACACTATATAAAGCCTTCCTCTACTGATGCAAAACACAGACAGTGATAATCAAATTTAATCAGTTCTTGCAATTGCAACTTTCATTTTCTGCATATCCTATATTTAGCTTGACAAAACACGTCTTGTTTCATCATCTATAAAACTAATCTATCTCAGTCTTTCGCAGAACACCCTCATCATCATATGGTCAAATATCATATGCAAATCTTCTGCTACCTGCATGTCATCAGCAGGTACGTGCATGTAATAATCTGCCAGTCTGCGTAATTTGCCACCATTATAGCCTGTTATTCCTACTACTTTGCAGCCTACTTCTTTTGCATATTCAACAGCTTTAATTACATTGGCAGAATTTCCACTACCAGAAACAGCAATAATAAGGTCGTTATTGTTTAGTATCCCCTGAAGTTGGTGCACAAAAACATCTTCGTACCCAATATCATTTCCGATTGCCATGAGAGTAGGGGTATTATCACTTAAACATTGAAGACGAAACTTTTTGCTTTTCCCATCAGATATGCCTTTATTAAAATCGCACACCATATGACTTGCCGTAGCAGCACTGCCACCATTTCCCATAGTGTAGATATTTGCATTTCTTTGCCAAGCGGCTTCAATAGCATTCAAAGCATCATTCATTTCTTCTAGATTCAGCTTTTGTATAATGTCTATATCTTTATCTAGATAAGCTTTAATATCAGCAGTATAGTCCATCATATCACACCTCTTTAATACTTTTTAGTTTTTTCCCAAGCCAACGCTGTCTTTAAAATATTCTCCAATGAACTATTCGTTAATGACCACCCTAAAAGCTCTCTAGCTTTTTTATTAGAGGCCACAAGGACCGCAGGATCGCCTGCCCTTCGCCCACTTATTTTATAAGGTACTCGTAATCCACTTATTTTTTCAAATTCTTTTATGATTTCCAAAACGGTAAATCCGTCATTGCTTCCCAAATTAAATTGTTCCGTAACATTTTTTTCCATAATATATTTCAGTCCCAAATAATGAGCTTCCGCCAAATCTTCCACATGAACATAATCACGGACACAGCTACCATCTCTAGTGTCGTAATCATCTCCAAACACTTTCAGCGTATTATTTCCATTTAGTGCCGCTCTAATAACTAATGGTATTAAATGACATTCCGGTTCGTGCGCTTCACCGATTTCTGCATCATAGGCACATCCGGAAGCATTAAAATAACGGAAAGAACAAGAATGCAATCCATAAGCCTTCTCATAATCAAGCAGTATTTTCTCTCCTATTAATTTCGTCATCCCATAAGGATTAATCGGTTCTTGTGGATGGGCCTCATCAATAGGTGTATATTGCGGTTCTCCAAAAGTCGCCGCTGAAGAAGAAAAGACGAAGTACTTCACACCACACTCAACGACTGTATTTAACAGCGCTAGCATTTTTGACACATTATTATCATAGTATCTCTTTGGCCGAAGCACCGAATCTGGTACAGAGGCAAATGCAGCAAAATGAATAATAGCTTCAATCTTTTCTTTCTCTATTAGCTCTTTCACAAGTTGCTTATCGCCAAAATCACCTTTAACAAATTTACCTGCAAGTATTGATTCTGCATGTCCGTCACTTAAATCATCTAATACTATTGTTTCTATTCCTTTCTCATGAAAGAATCTATTGCAGTGACTACCAATATATCCTGCTCCACCCGTAATTAATACCTTCATTTTCGTTCTTCCTCCAATATGAAATTGACTGCCTGTGTCAAATTATTACAACAATAATCTGCATCTGATATTTCTTTTCCTAAAAAAATAGTTTGAACCCCATAATTTTTTCCTGCCTGTATATCAGTAAAACTATCACCAATCATATAAGAATGTTTTTTATCCACATAATAGCTTCGTTCTGCGCGTTTTAATAAACCCGGTTTTGGTTTTCTGCATTCACATTTTCCTCTTTCATGGGGGCAGACAAAGACTTTATTGATTATAGCCCCATAACGCTTCATTTTTGCTCGCATCTTTTTATGTATATGATTGACATCATAGCTAGTCATGATATTTCTAGCAATTCCCCGTTGATTACTCACAATAACCACCTTGAAATTAGCTTTACTTAATGCGGCTATTGCGCTAATAACATTTGGCAAAAAATGAAATTCTGACCACATTTTTACATACTCGTGTTTATTTGCCTTTTCATTAATAACACCATCTCTATCTAGGAATACTACTTTCTTAAGCAAAATAAACTACCCTGCTTCCTAATCGCGAAATTCTAAAATTCAATTCTCTGAGACCTACAGCTGCCCTTACTGCCTCTTGCTTTTCTTCATCGCAATAAAGCAATAGGAATCCGCCACCACCAGCGCCTAATATTTTACCGCCTAATGCTCCTGCAGCAAGCGCTTTGGAATATACTTCATCAATGGCAGAATTACTGATACCTGAAGTCAGTTCTCTCTTTTTGAGCCATCCATTATGTAATGTTAATCCGAACTCCTTATCAAAACCAACTGAAGAAATGTGCCGATACAAATCACCCGCCTGATTACGCATCTCATTCAACAAGACTAATTTATTTTTGGTATCATCAGTTTGCTTTTTAAGTATATTATCAGCGCTTCTTGTTATACCTGTATAAAACATCATGAGCTTTCTGTCCATATTCAATTTATCTTTATCTGTAAGAATAACCTTGTTCCTATCAACACTACCATCAGCATTAAATCTGAAATAATTCATGCCGCCATAGGCTGCAGCAAACTGATCTTGTTTACCAATAGGATGCTTAAGCATCTCTATTTCTACTTTACAGGCCAAATCAGCCAACTCATAGTCAGACTTTCTATCACCAATATACGTATACAAAGCATTGAGAAGCCCTACTGTAAAACTGCTAGAAGAACCCAGTCCTGTACCAGCTGGTATATCTGCTATGGAAGTTATTTCTACGCCTTTTTCAATTCCTGCCATCTTGAGGCAAGTTTTTGCTATATCGTGCTTTAATTCATCTACCGAATCAACAATTTCGGTTGTAGAATAGCTGAGACGAATGGTATCATCAAATCTCTTATTAATAGTTATATATACATATTTATTGATTGCCGCACTAATAACGGCACCATATCCTGTTTCATAATAAGCTTTTAAATCTGTACCGCCACCAGCAAAGCTTATTCTAAAAGGTGTCTTAGTTATTATCATTCTTGCCACTCCCTTTGTGCTTTCTTGTAGTTTTCCATGGTTCCTATATCTAGCAAATATTCATCAATGATGTAGCCGCACATCTTATTGACCAATAAAGGCAAAACATCCTTACCAAAATCCACAACAGATTTCTTAGGGATATATTCAAATATTTTTTTGTTTACTACATAAATTCCGGCATTGGCCAGATTACTCGTTGGTCGCTGTGGCTTCTCCTCAAATTCACAAATACGTCCCTCAGCATCTAATGCGGCAATACCACATCCTGTTGGATTATTCGTGTGAAACAGCCCCATTGTTAAGACTCCCTCATGCGACATATGATAAGCAATCATTTTAGCAAGATTAGCATTTGTCAAATTATCAGCATAACAAACAAGAAAGTTTTCATCATTTCCAATAAAATTTCTATTATTTAATACAGTACCACCACTGCCAAGAAGCTTACTCTCATAAAACTCCACCAAAGTTGTTCCTGTCTTTAATTTATTGTAACTCTTAATGTATTTCTGCACCGGTATTGGCAAATAATGTGTATTAATCAGAACTTCTTCTATATGATGTTTTTCAAACAAATCCATCCACCATGCCAACAAGGGTCTCCCATGTATTGACACAAGGCACTTTGGGACATTATCTGTAATAGGTTTTAATCTAGTCCCAAGACCAGCAGCTAACAAAAATGCTTTCATATAACCAATCTCCTCAAATTTCAATAAGTCTATAAATAACCTCTTATTTGTTGCCATAATGTTTGCTATTTCTACATTGATTGTAATAATATAGTGTAATAAATCAATATTTACTCTTTGGGTATCTGTGGACTTATCTCCCGTTTTCAC